ATTCTCAATGTTTTTCCCAAATCAGTATCATTAGGATTATTCTCAACAATTTTTTTAACATCTTTTAAAAAAGCTTCTAATAGTTCTTCTTTCATTTTTAAAAATTTATTACAAATATACAATAAAAAACCCAAAGAAGCAAGTCTTTGGGTTATTTTATATGTTAACTATGTTTTATTTATTGAAAATTAGGTCCCAATTCACAAATTGTGGATTGTATTTGGTGCCAATAAGTATCTGCTTCATCTGCCAATGAATCACCAGTCATTCGATATCTAGTAACTTCATCATCTAGTGTATTTTGAGCATCTTTTAACCTATTAAATGGTTGTTTAAGTTTTTGCATTATTTTGGATTTTGTTTCTTCATCTAAATGAGCTATTGCTTTTTCAGTTAAACTAAAAGCTTCTTCATAACTTCCTATGGTCATTTTATTACAGGCTGTTTTCATAGCTGGTGTCATATCTTGCCCATCAATAATTTCTTCACGAAGTCTTTTACGAATAAACGTTTTCACACTATTGAGATTTTCTTAATTCTACTTGACTTATTATATCAAATTGACAAGCATTTTTGATTGTTGTAACTTCTAGGTTAGAATAAGCTTGAATATCCAAATAATATGTATTAGGTATAAGACTTTGAGTATCTAATAAGAAATAATAATAGTTATTTGCCATCTCTACTGGTTGCCAATCGATTACTGTTAATTCTGGAGCACCTTCGGTAACATATAATCTATATTTTAAATCACTTATATTTTGTGTTTGTTCAACGGTGTATGGTATTCTTGCTGACACAATAACTTTACGTATATCTCCACGTTTGATACGTTCTTTATTTTGGATACCGCTAATGTTTACACCAACCTTTTTAGGTAGCATATTATTGTTTCCTATGTTATAGTACCCAAAAGAGTCTTTAACAACAAAATCAAGCGTTATATTAGGTCTAGTAACACCATTTATTATTACATCACTCCATACGTCATTGTACATTGTTTCAATGTTGGTGTTAGACGTTGGTATTGTGATATCAATTGAATAAACACCTAAAGTTATGTGGTTAACATCTGAAGACGTATAAGCTGAAAACAAGCTTCCATTATTATCGTAGATATCAACAGATGGATTCGTGTCTAAATTTGTAGGATTACCAGCTAAATTAACGTATAAATATAGTTTATTTGGTTTATCTAGATAGAAATTGTTTCTATCATCTTTAATATGATTATCATATATTGTTTCAATATATGGTTCATAGAACGTTTGTGTGTTATTGTTAAAGAAACCGACATATTGTAGAGTAGTTGTGTTCATAAGTTCATATGGTCTAGCATAAGCAACACCTAAACCATAATTAGTATCACCAGTTAATAAACCATTAACGTAATCTGTTACATCCATTTCAATATTTTCATTACCTTTATCAAAATGTTGTGTTGTTACTGTTATACCTGATGGTGAGCCAGAATAAACACCAGAACCATTTGCCCAAAATATACCAGTCCTAGCTTCAACCCAGTTTGATGGACCCGTATAATATGCACTTTCACCTAAAGTAACAATAGGTACTTCATAATCGTATCCAACACCATTATCCCATTCTTGATTTATTTTAAAAAGAACCAAATCAAAAGATGTTGTTCTATCTTTAGCTGCCATGGTACCATTTAATAAACCAGTATCAAATGAACCAGTATTGGTCATTCTAAGGGTATGTTTTAATTTAGTTAAATCGGTGAATGTACCACCAGTATATAGTGATTTAAGTGTTGTTTCATCAAAATCAAATAAGAAACGACTATATTTTTGTTCACCTAACGCACCACCATAAAACAATTCTGTAATAGGGTTAAGACCTGTGTTTACGTATTGGTTGCTAACTATAGTATTGTTTTTATCAAAATAAGTGCGAATTACCATATTGTTTTTATTATAAATATCACGATTCTATGTTAATTTATCCTAACATTACGTGATAACATGGCTTTTTCCAAACTATCTGCTTTTGATTTAAATGCTGCTAATGCTTGTTTGTTTCCAGATATTGTTAAATCTGTTGGTGGGTTTCCACTTCCATTGTGAACATGAGAAAAAAGAGCATCTTTCATTAATTTTAAATATTCTAATAAAACATCACCAAATGGTAATTGATGAGCTTCTGTTAATATTCTGGTCATTTCCTCATCGCTTATTAAATTATCTGGATTTGTTAAATCAAAACGTGGGCTACCATCAGCATGAGTTAATAAATTAATTTTATTTGCCACAATGTTTGTTATTGAGCCTCTTCTTTCTGGTTGTTGATTTGTTTTTGGTGTTGTTACTATATTATTTTTTAATTGAATATAGGCTTGTGAAGATGAGTTAAATTTAAAAGGATATGGATTATTACTAGTTGGGTTTTCTGGAACAAATTTACCAGCTCTAATTAACACTTCATTTTTCTTTTGTATAATATCTGTGTTATACCTACCTTGTACAACAACATCTTCTGGATTTGCAAACACACCATTTAAATCAGGTATTTGTGCTGGATTTACTAATGGTGATTCAACACCAAAAGAAAAACCATTTAATGCTGAATATAAAAATGGGTCTTCATTTAATTTAGGTAATTGAGATATAATTGGTCCTATATATAATCTATCAACGTGTTGTTGTTGTTTACTAAAAACAAATAATAATACTACTTCACCTACTTTTGGTTGTACGCTAAAGTGTTTTGGCATAAGTGGAAAACACCATGGTAAATTTTCATCCAATATACTGTCATCACCACCAGTAGTCATAGAACCTTTAATCCTTACTTTAATACGACCTAAACCTTTATTTTCAATAGGTCCAGCACTAGACTCTAATGAAGTTACAACACCATATCTTACATTAAAATGGGTTAAAGCATTTTCGTATAAATTTTTTTTATCCATGTTATTTTTCGCCTTTTAATCTTTGTAGTAAAATAAGATTAGCTTTTTCAAAATTTTTTTCAATTTCAACCAGATTATCAAAATCTTTAAGCATTTTTATTTTTAATGCTTCATGGTCGGCTTGGTATTGTTTAATTTTAAAAAGAATCTCATTATTTGATAAAGATTCTAATTCTTCTGTTTTTGCTTTATCACTCATATTATTTAATTTTTATCTAATTATTCCATCACCAATAGCCATTGATGTTGTTACACCTTGACAAACAACTGGACCACCAGCATTACCACCAGCAGCCGTAACTGAGATACCAGGTGGAATCACAACTTCTATTTTTGACTTTGTTAAAATAGAATTTATTAGTTCTTGGGTTCTTATTAATTCCATCGCTTCTTCAACATTAGGCCCATCTGCAAATACGTTTCCAACAACTCTACCAGCATCTGATTGTTTACTTATTATATCTGAAGCAATTGATTGTGGAGATAGTCCAGGTCTAAGTTTAGCACCAACCATTACTAATGGTGGTGGCAATGGTTCAACTGGTGTTTCTGGAATTTGAAATGCGCTTAGAATTAAATTTAAAATACCATTCATTGATGATAGGTTAAATCCAGATGTGGGTATTGGTTTAATGTCTGCCATTATATAAGATTTCCTAATAATTGTTGTATTATGTTTGTTGGTACACCTATTAAACTTTGCAATTGTGCTAACTTAAGAGTTACTTTTTCTTTTTGTTTTTTAGCCATTGCTTTAGATACGAGTACAGCTATTTCTTTTAGCGCTATCGCTAATAATATTTTTATTAATTCTTCGGCAATAACTTTCATAATTCTATTCATCAAGTTTTTATTTTTCTTAATGAAATCAACACCATTAGTAAATGTAGCTTGTGGTCCATAAACTATTTTATAGTTTAAAACAAACGTCAATATTACTTTTGGGGATAAAACAATGTTAACAATAGATTTAATTAAAGTAACTATTATTTGTTGTATAAAATTTAATTTTGATGATACAACGTCAATTGGATTGGGAACATTTAGGGCACTTGCATTTGCCATATTTGTAAGACCGTTTTTAATTGCGTCTTTTTGTTGTATTACATTACCACCAGCACTTTTAAATTGTTGTGTAAAATCAGTTAATTGTGAAATTGGAACAGATGATGGTATATCATTAGTTGTTTTTAAATTTATAGAACCTTTTTTTCTAGCTAAAGCTTCTGCTTGTTGTTTGTATGTTTCTTCTTTTGTAAATGAAAAGGCTGAATCTGGTATTGGATTTTTGTCATTATTGGCAACCATTTTATCAATGATTGTATTGATTTGAGCTTCACTTTCAAGTTGTTTAAATGATTTACCAATAGTTGATGAGACGGTACCATAAATTATATCCATTACTTTATTTACAACGTTGTCAGAATTAAATAATATAAGACTATCAATAAAATCGTTATTTAAATCTGTAAGTGTTTTGTTGTCGTAAGCTTGGTCTGCTTTTATTATTAAACTATTATTTGAAAAACCAAATGGCGCACCATTGGCTACAAATTTAAACGTTATGATATTTTTCCAAGAATATTCAATACCTTCATCTTGAATAACACCATAAAGAAATGTGTTAAAATCTGTACTATTAACTAATGGAGTTGTTATGTCATTATAAATTAATTGACCAGCTACTGAATTAGGGTCAGTTCTAAGTATATCTGCAAAATCAATTTTTTTAACTTGAATGTTTATACCAGGTCCAGTAGATTTCATCCAAGAAGGTAAACTTGGATTTACGCCACAACTTACAATATTTTTAAGTTCTACTTTAAGAGCTTTTTTAACTTCTTTTTCTATTCTTGGTAGTGAATGGGTTATTGTGTCAATAACTGATGAAACAAGGGCTTCAAAACCAACTAAAGTTTTAACTAAGTCTGTTAAAAATGAAATCACATCTCCGCTATTGTTAATTGATGCGAATGATGAACTTAACTTTAACTTAGGTAAACCTTCAGTTAAAGTTTTTACAGCCCCTATTTTTCCAAAGACTTCTTTTTTTTTACTTATAACATTCATTAAAAGTCAATTTCTTCTTCGTTTGATTTGTCTATACTAGCATCTTTTTTAAGCATTTCTCTAATTGATTTAAAATCACTAAGAGAAGCTGAACCTTGGCTTTTTTGACTTATAGCCGCATCCACATCACCACGATTTTTAATAATATCGCTTTGTAATTTTGCCAACTCTAATTTAATACGTATAGCCGAATCTTTAACTTTTAATAAACCAGATTTTTCTTTAGCCAATTTTGTTAAATCATCAACATCTGTTGGGTTGGCACTTGTAGATAGCTCATTGATTGTTCTTTGAGCGTCATTAATTTGTAAACAAGCATCATTATAAGTTTCTTGCATTAATCCTTCTAATGAATCATTATTGTTTACTTTTACGTCAGTTTTTCTTTTACGTGGCATATATTTATGTTTTACTATAAATACCTAAAGATATAGTTTTTTACTATTTTATAATCCAGTTTGTTTTAAAAAGTCATAAAGTTGTTTATATCGTTTCATAGCTAACCTTATATCTTTGGTTGAAAGATTGGTATAGTTTCTCATGGTTTCTAAAACAGAATTTTTATTATATTTTGAACCACCATCCATACCTAGGAAAGCTGACTCCCAATTTTCTAAAATTTCAATTAGAGCATAACCCACTTTTTTCTCATTGTCTGTTAATTTCTTTTTGGGTGGGTGTTTATCATCATCTAACTCATTTTTAATTCCATAAATAACTGTAGTGATGAATTCATCCATTGAAAAGGTGTCTGCATCAATTTCATAAATTAAATCTTCTCTTTCTTCTAATTCAGATGATATATCTTCATAAGAAGATGTTTGTTTAAGATATTTCTCATCTTTAATTAAAAGACCTAAAATATAATTTTTACTTATTGTTCCAAAATATGAATAAGCTTTTTTTCCTTTATCGCTTTCAAACCTATGTACTTTTGTCATCAAAAATGATACGGTATCGGAATGTAATTCTTCAAACGTGAACCCTTTTCTATACAATTTGTACCTTCTTATTATCGACTCAATCATTTTATTTAGAGGTTTAATTAACGACTCTTTAAAAATGCGATTCCTTTCTATTTCGTTTGTTGATTCTAAAAATTTAACAACTGCTTCTTCTTCATCTGGACCAAAATACATTTCATTTGTTCTTTTGCGTCCTCTTTTAGTCATTATACAGTTTGTTCTTGATATGTTATGCTTCTATCTTTAGAGAAGTAGTATTCTTTTTTAGCTTGAGCCAACCACCATTTTGCTTCATTCGGATTCATAGTATCTTTATATGATGCAAACAAAGAATTTGGTCTTTGGTTAAGATGTTTATATCCAAATCTTGGGATGACCATAGTTTTAATCGCTTTAAACGTCATACGAAGTAAAAATTCATATATAAATGTCAATTTAACATTTGATTTAAAACCTCCAAATTCTTCAATAAGAGATTTCTTAATTACCATACCATCAACATTAAAATTTTGATATGCTAAAAGAGCATTGTTATCTAATATACCCAATTCGTCAGAAAAACTTTGAGCCCATACTGCCTCATTGGTAAAACCAATAAATTGGCTACTAGCATCAACATCTACAACAATTGGCATAAAAATACCTACCTCTGGATATGCTTCTGCGTACTCTACAACATTCTTAAACCAAATTTTAGCTAATTCATCGTCAAATTCTAATAAAGAAACCCACTCTGATTTTGCAATACTAACACCATAATTAAATTGAGTTGCGAAATCAGTGTTACCTTCATTTTCAGCAATAACAACAGATGATGTTAATTCACCGTATTCAAATGATTTAACATAATCGGCTACATCACTACCTTTAGGTACTACAATAATTAATTCATCTGGTTTTACTATTTGTTCTATTACGCTTTGAATTGCGTTAGGAAAATATGTTTTTGTATCATCAGTCAATTCATGAACTGGTACAATAAGTGATATGTTACTTTTTTTACTCATTTTTTTTGTGTTTTAATTAGTTGTTAGTTTGT